CGTTTTCATATGTTCGTATAGCTTATCTTCATTTCTAATTATATCGCATCCATCCATTTCATCGAATTCTAATATCTCAGGATCAACTTTTCCTTCTTCTAAATAGAATACAATTTCATGTCCTACTGATACGAATTGATTTAATAATCCTTTAAAAAGATTTCTTCTTTGTTTTATCATCAAATCATCGTTTGTTTCTTTTAAATTATCTAAAGCTATATCTAATCCATTTATAGATATAAGTGCTGTATCAGTTTCATACGAGAAAGCATCTACTATAGATATAATACTATCTAAAACTTCTGGTCCATTTAAAGCTTTATTTTCCATCGTTATAGAATATACCTTAACAGAAGCTAATTGATCTAAAGGAATTATATCTTTTAATTGCTTATCTAAATTCAAAAATAATACCATTTTTATCCTCCTATTCTATTACTTCATCAGAAGGAACTCCTCTAATGATTGTCTTCTTCTTGACTTTTTCGTATCTTTCAGATCCTAATAGATCTGTAATTAATTCTTTATTTACATTGAACTTCATAAGTTCTTTTCTTTCTTTAGGTATTTCTGGATCTTCTTCTATCATCTTAGCATAGATTTCACTTATATTATTTATAGTATTTAACATTTCACTAGTAATACTATCAGTAATTTCTTTAGGTGGGTCAAATGTTACTATTACTTCTAATGTATTATTACCAGTTAAACATCTAAGTCTTTTAGTACATTCTTCGCTTAAAGGTATAGTGAATGCTTTCTGTATAGCTAGTACTTTAATTAATGTATTCATATTTATGTTAGCTATTTTCTTAGCAAAATCTATTTGTTGAGAAGGGTCTAATACATCAGCTGGATATCCAAATGGCTGTGTAGCAGCATTTCTTAGACGTCCTACCAGTTCCTCGTTCTGTTGATGATATTCTGTGTCTAATTTTTCTATAGTAAATAAGTCACTTCCATCAGGTAATTGAGGTACCAGCACAGTATGATAGGATCTGAGGGAGTTATTCATCACGTTTGGTTCTCCTACGTCTTTTAGAGATGGCAGAACATTACGGAATAATCTTACGTGGTCCATTATCTTAGTTAATCCAGATGCGTCATTACTGTGAGGTATTTTAAATAAATATCTAGGCTTACTATAGAATACTTCATTTATTAAAGCACTCTTATTTAAACCTATTAAAGCATGGATGTAAGGTTTACTTTCTTCTAGTAAAGATGTTCCCATTAGATTACTTTCTAATCCTCCATTACTACTTAATCCATCACCCAGTCTATACATAGTTAGATATTCTGCTGGTACGAATCTAATTTTAGTTTTCAGTAAATCTTCTGTACTACTATTCTCTAATAAGAATTCTAATTCTTCAATTAATTGAGGATTATTTCTTAAGAGTTTCTTATCTATATTTTTTTCTAATATATCTCCTAAATCCTGCATTAAAAGTGTCTTCATCTTAGTTCTGTAATCAGATCCATCAGCTAAAGTACCTGTATTAAACGTAGCATTCTGCATTAATAATTTTAAAGATGATCCTACTGTAGCTTTTAATTGGTCACTTTCTTGTTGTAGTAGTAATACTCCCATCAATTCATCTTTTATAAATAATGGTAAAGTACTATTTAAATCTAAGATTTCTGTAGTACAGCCTTTAATTTTATCTATATTTAATTTTAATTTCTTTCTATCTTTTATTTCTTCTAAATGTGGTTGTAATTGATTTATACGAGAATCATCTGCTTCTCCGCTAGGTGTTTTATTTAATATATCGTATATATCTCCACTTTTATTCGCTACATAATTTTCATTATTCGATATTAGAGAATCACTCTCTTTCGATAATAAAGTAGTAATTAAATCAACATCACTTTGACTATAGAAAGAATGCTCTAAGAAATTAATATGACTTTCTTTAGACGTCATTTTTTTAATTAGTTGATTAACCCTACTGTCGTCTTCTCTATTCTTATAAGTACTTTCTTTTATATCATATGACTCACTTATTCTATCGACTACATCTCTTTGGAAATCATCGAAGTAATATTCGTTATTAGCTACTAAGTTACTACTTTCTCCCATCTTGTGTATTTTATAATCATTATATAATAAATCATTCACTATAGAGAAATAAGGTATAGTACAAACAATTGTACATCCGTATATAGCTGTACTTTTTATTCTTTGTTTAGCTTCTTTTTCTATATCAAAAGAATATAGTCTTTTAGCTGATAAAGTGTTTGATATATCTTCTAATGGTCTAAAGAATTTAATCAGATCGTTATGAGCTTCTCCCTCTGTTCCTGTATTATTTTTAAATTCTATATGTATACCACTCAGACCACTAGCGTTAGGATAAACTACGTCATCTGCTAATAAATTCAATACATTTCTTATCTCTGGTAATTCCTTTACTAAGACACTATACTCTCTCATACGGTATCTAGTACTATTCATTACAGAATCTAATTCGTTAGGATCAATTTGATTAACAGACATTACTTGAGCGTAAAATAATTCATTTAACGGTATTTGAGAATCTTTATCCTTACCTTTAATATTGAATAGATTTGCACTATTACTTCTTATATTATTTATACTCATTTTTTCGTAATCTATTTTATTTATATTAGGGTCTATTATTTTAGCCATAGTAGAACCATAACCCATGACTTCTTTCGTGTTTTGGTCTAGTTCTTTACGGTTCTCTTCTAGTTTCTTTTTAATGCTTCTATCCTCTGGCATTTTTGTCTCCTTTCTATTGTTTTTTTGTTAAATAAAGGTCGGTTGACAACAACATAAAAAACCCCTCCCTAATGGAGGGGTAAATAATTCTGTATGGAAATAAATATGAAAAACTTCCTATAAATAGTATTGGATAAATATAATTATGTTGGGCTAAATTCTATAGAAAATTATATGTTGTTCTACTTTAAGCCATGTATTAGTCTCTAGTTTATATCTAGTAGATAACTTGAGTAATGATAAATTATTATCGTCCAATAAATCATATATTTCGTATTCTAATTCTTCAGAAGTATTATTCCAAAAAAGTAATCTATCAAGTACTTGTATACGATAATTGTCTAAATATAAATCATATATATGTATTTTAGAAGATACTATATCATCTCTAATTTCTTGTGATATAACTCCTTTAGCTTTACATTCACTTAATTTAGGATATTCCTTTGTAGGTACCATAAATTTTAAGTATTCTTCATTATGATTTAGTATCTTCTTTTCTTTAGCTCTTACTACACCACAAATAAATCCTTGACCTTCCATTTGATTAAAGGAATTAAAAGTATCGTATACACTAGACTCCATAATTAATTTAATTTTAGTAGAATAATAAGATAATTCTATTTCTTTAGAATCGTTTGTAAAGAAGTAAGAAGATAGAGAAGCATTTCCTAAATCTTTATCTTTATCCGTAAATTTAGTTCTGTAGAGTTTATTGTATATTTTCTTTAATTTATCTACTCTTTTATAATTTAATTCTATATCAACAGATTCCATCTGGTTAAAGGAGTCAATTGTTTCTACACGTTTTTTATATTTAGGTCCTATTTTATAAAAATGTCTAATTAATTCTTCTGCTCCTGGTAAATTAAAAAAATGCTCTCCTATAGAAGAATAATTCTCATTAACTAAAGATAAAGCCATACGTCTAGATTTATTATCTTTTTGCTTAGCTTCCATAACACCAATAAATGTTGTCTTAGATGCATTATTAGCTTCTGTGTTAGACGGATACATCGATGTAGCGTCTAAATCTGCACAATTCTCTAACTTGTTATAAGTCTTTACTGGTATATTATATATTTTATTAGGCTTTACTTCATCTTTTATTTTATTAGGATCCGTAACGCATCCACCTTCGATACGATACGGATTTTTATGCTTATCATCAACATTAGCTTCCATTAATTGGTGTACAACATTATATAAATCTTTATCAACTTTTTCTAATCCTTGTAACTGTTTTTTTCTTAATCCTAGAAATATAGAGTTAACTTCATTACTAGGATGGTAACCTAGTAAGCTAGTAAAATTATCAAATACACTGGTTGTCCTTTTTAACGGTTTTGCTATCCTTCCCCATTCTGTACATAGATTAAATCTAGTATACACTTGAGAATATGTGTCATTTGTTATTCTATCTAGACAAAGCATAATAAATACGTCGATTATATTGTATATAAGAAATTCTTTATAAGCTACATAAGGAAAGTCACCGATGTAGTTGCAGTGCATACTATAATCTAATTTACCAACTCCTAATTCTCTTTTAGCTGTAGCGTCTAAGCTGTATTTAGGATAATTCTTAGCACGTCTTAAATGAGCGTATACTAATAATTGGTCTAATATCTTTGTAGGATTATGACTATTATAATGATGCTCTCTTAATTTAGGATCAGGGTTACTATCACTATACCAAAAATAATTATGGACTTCTTCGTTTCTAAATTGGAATAAAGAATCGTAGTCTAAGTCTAATTCTTTTGCCCTAAGTTTCATTTGTTCGATATCATACACTGCATTATAAATATATAAGTAATCAGGATTAATTCCATTAAATACATATTTTAAAGGCTCTGCTATAACTTCCCTTTCATCGTGAGTAAATTTTAAATCAAGCTTTAATTTATCAGCCATCTCATGGATTATTTCTTTTATGTTATCTTCTTTTTTCTTTTTCGTAACAGGATTGTCTTCGTCTATATCTATATTCTCTATATGGTCGTGTAATATCTTTTTAAATTCTTTTTCGAATCCAGGAATATCATTCATAACCTCTTTAAGACCCTTATATTCGTCATTTATGAGACAACGGGTATAGATAGTCCATGTCTCATTATCAATTACCGTATTGGCGATTACAGGCTGCTCTGAACGATCATCCGATACCATAATATCCGTCTCTATATCTAATCCTCCTAAATGAAATGACTTTATCACCGGATAAGTTGCTACGAAGGTTTCTTTATTTGTACAGAACTTAGCATACTCTCTCATTACCATATCTTCTATATGTACATCAGCTGTAAATAATCTTTTGTCTAGAAATATTTCTTTGGCTTTTAATTTCTTTTCTTTAACGTCTTTAGCGAAGTTAAAATGTCCTAAAGCTTTAGCTATAGACCATTCACGAAAACGATACGGAACCCATACCTCTTCGACATCTTCGTCTTTAGCAAATTCTAAATATTGATCAGGTGCATATTTTAGAATATATATAGGTATTTTAGGACTTTTATAAGATCTTAAATATTTTACTCCTGTATTGATATCTTTAGTAATAATAGCTAACGTATCAGCATCAGCTTCCCATACGGTATTTATTATTATCTCATTATTATTAAAATCATTTATTACTCTTTTCATATCTATCTCCTTAATCGTTAATTTTGTTAAAAAGATTGTTTAAAATATTCCCAAATCCGCAATACTATTCAGGGAACGACATAAAAAACCCTCCGTAATAGGAGGGTTAATCCATGTCTAAAATCGGTTTTATCAATGATGATGTATACTTCTTAATTTTATCGGAAGCTACTATTTCATCCTTATCGATTATCTTTTTCCTTATCATTTCTAAAACAAGATACTCTAATCTCATCTTAGCTCCTAAACACGTATCAAAGGAATTTAAAGATAGCATGTTGAATTTTCTCCAAGTTAAATATCCAAACGTATATTCGTTAGGAAATCTATTTTCAGCTTTCTCTTTACTTTTATCTTCTAGGTATTCTATTATAGATACCCATCTACTTAACAGAAACTCAGGATCCGGTCTTAATATGTCGGATAAAAATCGACTGTTAACGGAGCATACATCTAGAAGATCATCAGCCGGTGTGTCGTGTACTATAGATTTCTCTATAACAGTAACATAAAACTCTATTTGACCAGGTATCGTTTTTCCATTTACTTCTTTTGGTAGATTGAGATAAATATAAATGTAAAATTTATTTTTAACAATAAAAGAGAATGGATCTTTAGCAGCTCGATCCACTCCCCCTTTATTTAAAGTTATCGAAAACTTATGTTCGCAGTCCTTCATTTAACCACCCCTATTCCCTTACTATGAACGCGGCTATTAGTAAGTATACGAATATAGCTATAATACATACAGTAAGTCCTATATCGACTATACGATTTTTATGTATAGTCTTTATTTTACTTAAGGTTGTCACCAAGATCACCGTGGTAACAAGCCCAAAAAATAATAGAAAATAAATTTCTAATAATCGCACATAACCACCTCGATCTGTTTCCTAAATTCGTTTATGACATCATCGTAAGAATAAGAATAAAATCTTAATTCGTCATTCTCTTCTGGGTAATATAGATCATTTAATAAGCAAGTGACCTTATAATCGAAATTGTCTATTACTAATTGTCTCTCGAAGAAATTATTGGCTACATTAGTAATAACATTTAAAACTAATTCACGGACAAATATTTCTTCTAATTTATCCTTTAACAATGTCATACTTTCTTTAAATTTCTCTATAAGTCCTCCTACAAAGATTATAGTATACTTACCATCGATTATCTGTTGATCTATCGTATAAGCTTCTACGTGTCTTAGTAGTACATTAAATATTTCCCCCATCAGAGGATCTTCAAAAATAAATACAGGATATTTTTTCTTAATATTTTCTAAATTATAATTGTAAGCTCTTTTTTCAAATTCTACGTTATTCCTAGATACTAATTTAATACTATCTTTTGACGTATAGAAAACAATAGCATTCTTCTCTGTAAAGTATTCACATGTCTTACGGAAAGTTTCCTTTATGTCTTGATCTAAATAAGCTCTTTGCATACTAAGAGCAGTGACTAACTCTACATCTTCATATCTTTGTATATCATCTGGTATTATCCATTCGTCATAGAAAAACTCTAAAGATTCTTTATCGATGAATCTATGACTATGTTCTGATAATCCGTTCATTGTATTCCATAACTTACCTAGCATTTCATTTATATAATGATGATCGAATATGTTAAAAGTAAATAAAGTATAATTAGGAAACACTTGATAATCTAGATAACATTTAGTAAAAGTTTGTCTTACTATACTAGACAAAGTATATCCGTAAAAATTAGCGTCTAAATTAGGATCTAGAAATCCTATAGGATAATATATTTTTATTTTAGCTCCGTTAATATTTTCATTCTTTAAAAAATAATAATTATCCTCTTTCTCGAATATATTTGAAATTTCAAGTTTTTTCATTATAATCATTCCCTTTCTTTTTAATAGTAATTACGATAAATTTCTTTATCGTAAGGAAGGGTTGTCGAAAATGATCCACGCTGTAGATTTAAGATTAAATTATCCTCGTTAAAATAAACATTAGTCATCCTAATGTTATTATGCCATTTAGTCGGCAGTGTGTTAATAAACACTGATCCATCGTCTTCCCAAGTAATAACGAGATATAACAATTCTCTTCTTGTATCCACTGGTAGGAAAGTTTTTTCGAATAGTCTTAATAACTGATTACGATGTCTCCAATGCGCATCGCAAGTACATTCTATAACCAGTGGCTGATTCTTCTCGTAGTTTATTCCATGGATACTATAGACCTTGTCAAATCTCCTAATCATGTTATAAATCTTTGTAGGAAGACTACAAATTTCCCTTTTTTCTGTGTATCTCATTTCAGATCAAATTGTTCCTCCTTTTTATTTTTAAAATACATGAGGGGTTGAGAACGACATAAAAAGCCTCCCCTAAACGGAGAGGCAATCTCAATAAATTCGGGGTATTTAGCTTATCAAAATTATAGCTAAATATTGACTGAAGAAATTAACTTTAAGGAACTTATTTATTTTCTATTTCGATAGATAAATAGAATATTATATTAGTTGGAAAGATTTCGTAACTTTATCAAAAGTTTCCTGTGATACCAGAGGAAGTAGCATATTCATATCGAGTTGAAGATATATAGCGGTAGCCTGTATTAGTGGTTGAAGCTTACTAAAAATAGCCACAGCCTCTCCTAGATAATCCCAATGCTTTTCGACCTCAGATACACCTAGAGTAATATTATCCTGATTTAATGAATAGAATTCCATTCCTATTTTTTTAAAATCATTAATATAATTGATGCCAAACATCAATGCATCTGATATATTTATTTTATCTAAGAAGTCACTTACCATATCCCTAGTGAAATAGGACATATTTTTATTTATTTTATGTACTGTATTGTCCAGATGATCGTGTATTCTATTTAAATGCTTCACTTCTGTTCCATATTTTTTTGCTATATCTCTAAGACTTTCGATATCTTTGTATAATTTTCTCAGACCTTCTTCTCCGACTTTATTTTGATCTACTTTCATGTCTATCTTTCTTAATGAATTTTTTAATAATTCTGTAATAGAATAAAATGGACCTTTAAAGGATTGCACGTATATTTTTAATTTATTACCAGCGTCCGACGACAATAGCTTCCTCATTTCGTTTTCCATTTCATCTATATTTCCGTTCGTATTACCTCTTAATTCAAGACGTTTGTGGATAACTTTAGGACTTTCATTTATAAAATCGTCTTTCGCTACTAATTTTTCAGGTGAGTCTATTGTTTCCCTTCGATACGTTCTAATCTCAGCTAGTCCTTCGTCTATTTTTTCTTTCTCTTTTTCTTCTTTCGTTTTTTCTTTAAACCCGTAAGCTTCTGTATCTTTTTTAAATTTTTCGTCAAATCCTTTTTTAAAATATTCTTTATCGAATGGTGTCTTCTCCTTCTTTATATCTTTAGTGGAAAAATCGGTGTTGTCTTTCTTTCTTCTTCTAAATTTACGTATTAATTTCTTAATAAATATTTTTATCCTTCTCCATATATTATTAAAGAAAGTACCTATCCATTGAAAGAATTTCTTAATAGCATTCCATATCTTTTTAAAGAATCCTTCTTTATTATTAGAAGATTCTGACACTACACGGTCAGTAATATATTTTTTAAGATTAATCTCATTAACAGAAAGACCGAAGTTCAGTTCTATAACTTTACACCTAACCGACTCTGCAAAGGTATATTTTTTGGAAGGTGTACGTTTTATGTTAGTGAGCTCGTTAATTTTTAGCATATACATCCCCCTTCTATATTTTTATTCTATTTCCGCCTATGGTTATATAATTATCGTCCTCACCATTGATTTTAGTATCATCTTTTCTTTTTTCTAAGATATCATTTACATTAGGTAAAGTGTCTAATATATTTCCAACTTTGGCTTTTAATTCTTTTGTCTCATCTTTTACCTTTTCTTCTACAGTATTAACTACTTCTTCTTTTTTAGGTATGTGGGTTGTAATGTTATTTATTTTCATTTTATTTACTACCTCACTTATCTGATTAACTTTGTCTGTTAATTCAAGTAATACTTTATCTGTGGCTTCCATTTTTGGCATAATAACATCTAGTCCTTTAGTAGCTACATTAGATATGTTGTCTATTATATTAGCTCCGTCTATATCTGGCAAAATGCAATTATTATCGTTATAAACTTTACCACCTTTAAGAGCTACTTCTGCGAAGTTAAATATTCCTTGTACTTGTTTATTCAACCAAGCAACTACAATCGGTTTAGGTAATATTTTAAAAGCTATTCCTAATATAGGTATAGATCTTATAGTCTCTGCCATAACGAGTACCATTCTCTCGTCTAAATCAGATCTATGTATTTTAGATACAATGTCGTATAAAGCATCTTTAGATAGTTTACCATATTCTGCTTTAGTAATAAATTTAATTATTCTTTCTCCTAATCTACCCTTCGCTTTATTTAGCCAGATGAAACCTGTTACAAAAAGTATTAATGAGATATATCCTATATTTTGTCTTATTAAATTAAATAGTGTATTTATCATTTTTTAAAAACTCCTTTCGTCTCTTATTGCCATTGCATCTTCGTTGACTGTGGATACATTCTCTCAGCCACATCTTTAGGTATCAAGAATAAATATCCTACGTATGCCATATTATTGGTAGTAGATACTCTAGGTAAGACATCGTTACTACTATTCATTCTATAGTAGTTGCGTAATGTCCAATCTTCAGATCCAAGAATGGTTTTTGACACATAAGTATCTTGGGTGAAGAGATTCTCGTTTATGGTGCCTCCATAATTCCAAGTACCTGGTAAGAAAATATGGTATTGCTTAATTCCATCCGGTGTCTCATGTATTAATTCTTTATATCCAGATATATTATTATCATTTCCTCTCACAATTCGACTGTCTTCTAAGAATGGTGCTTGTCCTGCAATAATAAAAGCTAAGTAACGCTTACCGTCAATTTTAATAGTTTGATGGAGAGTTATTGGTATCTCTACACAATCAACTTTAGCTTCAGTTGTAGATTCTTTAAATTTAACATTGGATCCAGCTTTCTCGTTAGTTAAATTTGGTGATACTGCTATCCAGTCAGGTATAGTCTCATTTATTTTATGTCTTGGGTTATTACTAGTAAATCTAACCTCGAAGTAATTCAATAATTTATTACTTTCGTCAGGATTTAAAGTAGTTATACTAATACCACCAGTTTCGAAAGGAGATTCATATACCTGACTGATCGCTTTTACTGTTAGTTTTAATTTCTCTAACCAAGGGAAAACCTCATCCGTCATCGTTCTAGGGTCTATTATTATAGGAACCGTCCTTAATGTTTCGTCTGCTGGATCATAGTATCCACAATCCCGTATACATAACCAACCAGATCTTCTTACATTACCTCGTATAACCAATCTTTCAAACACGGAACTCGCGTTACTTGAATACTGATAATTTGGACTTATCACACTATCGTTGAAGAACTTTACTAGCATAGCAGGCACCTTAGCTTTATGTATAGTAACAGCTATAGGTCTTATTTGATTTCTTTTAATACTATTTACATATTTCTTTTGTGCCGCATCGTTGCTTCCTAATTCTGCATTTGTTTTTATATCGACAGTCTCATTAGGTTCTGTAGGATAAAAATGATTACGGAATACTTTGTTTATTAAGCTATTAGCCCCGTCATGTCCCCAATCTGAAAATAAAGCATTCTCTAGAAAAATATTAGTCATTCCTCCAGGATACCAAATTGTCTGTCCACTATATTGAAGAAGTATATCATCTCTGATCAACCAATCGAGCAATAAACCGTTACTAGACCAATCGACAGAACCATCGTCAAAAACTCTTCTGACAGAAACTATATAAGCGTCTACTTTCTCTACGCTGTTTTCTCCTTTAGAACGTGCTAATTCTGTAATTCTATGTATCTCGTCCCTTAAGTCTTTAGGTAAAGTGATCACTAATCTGGATATAGAAGAAGACATACCCGATTCTATATTGTAAGCTATATCATTGTCATTACCATCGGTTAATTGCTGGTTTTCTAATACTTTCATAGTATATTTAGCAAAATTAGTATATGGTAGTCCTAGTGTAACATTTGCAACTCCGTTAAATAAATCTTGATCATATTTTGTTTTTACATAAAAAGTAACTTGCTCACCTTTTCCGTGTATCCCTGTCGTGACGGATAAGTTTTTACCAAAAGAATGTGAACCAGACGGAGTGTTCTCATCTACGAAAAATTTCTGTCCGTCTACTTCTACATAACAATTTATAGGGACATCTTTAATCACAACAGTGGATGGTTTACCCGCCCCAACAGTAGCAGGAAATGTCGGTGCAGTTAGTTTATATGTGTTTTTCGCTAGTTCATTATTTATTTTTTCTAAAGAATCGCCTTCATTAACGTTCAACTCGACATTTCTAGCTATATGTTTTGATCTCATTACTCCGATTATGTCGTTTTTCCAGTTTAACAGAGTATTTAATTTATCTATTATATCTTTGGGGGTCTGTACAACGATGTCTATTTTACTGTCTGCCATTTATCTACCTCCTTTTTCGTTTTTGTTCTTCTGTATTATGTAAATATAAGGGAAAATCCGTTACATAGTCTGATAATGCTTCTAATTCTTCTGTATCAAAGTCTCGTTGAAAGTTTTGATGGTGGTATGTATCCCCTCCTCCCGTACCTCCTTCGCCTTGGTATTCTCCAACGTCTGATCCTTCGAACATCATCCCGATCTTTACAATTTGATCATTATCTCCGGGAATTAGTTTTGTACTAGATGTTATATTTATAACTTTTTGTGACTTAGGTCTCAGGAAGACATCATCACCAGTTAATACTTTTAAAGGTGCAGAGAAATCATATTGATTATTTACCAAATTTCCTAAAGAAATACCAATTCTTGTAATTCTCGTAGACACTTCACCACGATTCTCTATAGTAACTGTAAAATCCAAAGTATCATTATTCACTACCATAGAAACTTGGGATAGATGAACATGATAAGTTGGTATAGCTTTTATTAATTTATCTATTTTCTTTTTATTAACCACTAAATCCTTTTCATTTACAGGACCAAATAAACTTAGACCCTGTTCTCGGATTGTATCTACGACCTGGTCTATTTGATAGTCAGATAAATCGGTTAACGAATTGTGATTTAAACACAATCCCATAAGTTTAATATCTTGTAATTTATCCTTAGCGGCTGATAAATTTAGATTTTGAATGTCAGTGTCTACTCCACCATACTTAAGAGTATTAAACCACTCGTTAGATTTATTAACGTCATCCAAATCCAGATTAACAAAACTCTTCACTCCAAAATTGTCAGCTTCTATCATATATTTTGGTAAAAATATTTTAGGGGTCATAGCCCATGTATTAAACCACGGAAGAAGTATTTTCTTTAATGTTGCAGCGTCAACTGGTCTAAATCCATCGCCGAATGTCCATCTACCATCTCTTCCCACCACGCCAAGTATAATGCCTTTTATATTCGGATTATAGGATAAGAAATTTATCATATTCTCTATCCATTTATTATACATTGTAACGACATATTCGACATCAAATCTCAAACCATATTTTCCAGGAGCATACTCATATAAATACTTATCTCTCAGTGACTTGTCTTCGACCCATTCTTTTGGTGTCAGGTTTTCATATTTTACGTGCAATATCATGACGGTATCGTGCATACTCCCTCTATTTAGTACATTTGCTAAATAAGGTATATAATTACCATACGGTCCGTAATCCGACCAATTATCGGAAGCCTGTTTTATACTATAAAGCTTCATGTCTACTATTATATTTTTGACATACTTTTTAGGAAAATATCCACCACGATCATATCTAGATATAAGTCCTAAATCCTTTTGACTTTTTGGTCTTTCTTTGTATTTGAACTTCCAAGTAAAAGTATTTTCACCAGTTTGTGAAATATCTTTCCATGAGACGAAACTGGTTTGCACATTTAGTGTCGGTAGTATATTTCGGTACCAATTAGCTAATTCGTCTAAGTCCTCGTCTAATTTATTGACACGTTTCTCGACCGCTATATGTAAATCTGTGTCATCTGTATTGATCTTTTGACGATCTAAATTTGGAATGTACTCACATAGATGGAATATTTTATACCCATGATTACGGAAAAACGTATTATCAGCTATTGCGTTAAAAAGAGCTTCACTTTCTTTAGTTATATTTTTTCTAGGCGTGTCGAACGTAAACCCAGTTGTGAAAGTATTAGTATCTCTTTCAGCATATTTTAAACAGAAGCCAGCTAAACAGATATCGATCGTATGAGGGTGAAAAAATCCTAACATAGTACGAATCACAGTAAATGACAGATTGCCATCTGGATCGATATTTTTGGTACTAAAATATACTTTATGTCTATGCCATTGATTATCCATTATTAATTCGGATTTCTTAATTCGTATAGGGTCGTCACTAGCCATTATATTACTATATCCCAAGGATTTTAGAGGTATAGAAAAACCAGTCAAAGTTTCGTTGAATCCAGGGTATATAACGATAATGTCATCCAGAGACTCGTCAGAAATAGTTCTTATTCGATACCAAAAAGAGAGACAATACTTTCTCTCTATATCTAAATTTATATTGCAGCAAACACCCATCATCTTAACCGGCTTCTCAAGCGAAGCTGACCATTCATAATATCTTTTCAACAATTTATGTGGTTTATCTGATTGAAAATCTTGAAAACTAGCACGTCCCATAGCTCGTGCCGTTCCATTATCTAGATCAGCAAAATCCCAGTATCCATTATTTCTAGGACTATTACCGTTTGAAAAAGACGGTTGCATCATATGGGCATCGTATAATAAATTAGCAGCTCTAGCACTGTCTATACCAGACGTAGCCGAAGACCACAACATCTTTGAGTTATTCTTTTCGGTATCATTGCCCGGTATTTTATATCCAACTGTGGAAAATATCCCTCTATGTAAAAACCATGCTGCGTAAGCTAGATCTCTATTAAATTTTGGACTATCTTTATCTAATACGTCGAGATCTATACCCCTTAAATCACATGGATATGTAACCTTTTTAAAGCTTTGCCATAATAGGTCACTTCCTTTATAAATTGATTTTATCGGTTTATCTTTGAAAAATATTTTTCTTACTTTACTTAACTTCTCAACCATACCTATTCACCTACTATTAAATATATTTTTTCTGGATCTTTGTATGGTATAGAATTATATTCCTCTTCGGTAGTAACTTTAACAAACGGTGTAACCAGGTCAGTCCAATTCCTTTGAATCTCTACCCAGGTATTCGGCGCGAGACAAAGAAACGTCATTACTTTGTTAAAAACCGTTCCTGAGTGAAAGTTATTTGTATTTATTTCCAATCCATCTTGTAATTTCAAGGAATATCCTGACCCAGGTTTTTCTTTTAGTAAATAATTACTACTTAATATAATATGTATTATGTCACCAGCTTTACCACCATCTATTCCGTAGAAGTGTGTAGGTCCATCGGTTGATGAAGATGGTGATAAGTTATAAACTGATTTATTTTCGTGATATAATTTACCTTCTCTGATACTTACCCATTTTACACCCATAGGATAATCATTTGGTACAGCAGTAACTTGCGATGGTAACACAAAATCTAGTATAACGTTTTGATCTGACCCACTATTTGTTACAGATGGTGTAGTTCCTTGTCTAACCGTTCCTATAGATAATCTAAGAGGATCGGGTTGTGGTGTATCAACCGTTATCGCTAACTCATCTTTTTTCATTAACTCTGCTTTTTCGTGTGTTTCTCTTTTTAATATTTTATGTGCCATTTATATATTACACCTCCATTTATTCAACATCTATTCCAGCGTCCTCTGTTTTTTCTTGCTCTAATCTTTCTCTATATCTATCTAACACTTCTCTTTCAGAAATAGATAAACCGTCATACGGAACACCATAAGCATACATGATAGAACCAGTATAACAGCCATTTAAATAATACCAAAGAATGCAAGTTCTTATTTGTCTCCATGTAGCCGTTTTAGGAAGAGTGATACCCTTCTTTAAAAGGGTATCTATAATCTTCAATTTATATTCATATAAGTAATTTAACTTATCCATTACCTTTTTTGCCATTATATCTCAGCTCCATTTATCTTATCTAATAACTTAGATATTTCTCCTAATTTAGCATTCATTACTTCTTCTACTTTAGTATCTATATAAGCTTTTATTCTCGTTTCTAATGCTGGTAATGTAGTATTTAATATACTATCTTTAGCTTCTTTTATTTTCTGGTCTACTTGTTGTGAAGTATAGTAGTTAGCGAATCTAGACGTATTTCCAACAATCATAGGTCTTAATTCGTTCTTTAATTGGTTAAACTTAGTATCAGAATAACCTTTTAACTCAGTTTTAGCACTGTTTAAAGAAGATGTCAAAGTATCTACTTTAGAAGTTACAGTACTCAAAGAAGAAGTGACTCCTCCTTGTACTTGGTTTTTAAGATTGTCTAGGTCAGTTGCTAAGGCTACTCTTTTCCAATTAGTTGGATAAGGCATAGTAGTATCCGCTTGAGCTTCGTTATGTACGTTTACCGTGTCAATAGCAAATTCTAAAGTACCACCATTCTCTATATTAGATAGTCTAAGTATACCGAATTTAGTAGAAATATCTTGTTGAGCATTTCCTGTATTGGTATGCTCTAATTTATTTACCATCAATAAGTTAACACTAGACTTTTTAACGGCGTCTACTGTCAGTACTTTACTAAATATTTGCGAAGAATAAGTTTTAGTCCAAACAGTAGGAACTGCGTTATCTTTATATTCTACTCTAGGAGTAATTAAAGTATTATTTACCGTCACTACGTTAGACGTAAAGTTATTGGCCGTTGCTACACCGAACGTAGCAGCTCCGTTAGAACGGAAGGTCCCGTTTACATCTACATTACCAGAAATAGATCCTCCTGCAGAGTTATATTTTTTAGCTAATTCTGTTGTCAATTCACTTTTAAGTGCGTAATTTCCACTACCAGCTTTAGGAGCGTATTTATCGTCGGATAATTGTCTCTCTGACCGTACCTTAGCTTCATGTGCTGCTGTAGTTACATAATCATTAAATTTAGTAGTATTAGCAGTTATAAGAACTTCTAGGTCTCTATCCTTTTTGGTTAGAGTAGTATTTAATCCAGATAAGTTAGCTTCTATTTCTCTGTCTTTGGTAGATGTTTTTGTATCTAAAGCTTCTATCTTTCTTTCTAAAGCATCTTTATTCTCATTAGCTGTATTATTTATAGTAGATACTTTACTTTCTATCTCTGATTTATCGTAGTAATTAGTCAAAGCTTGAGTATTTGATTTAGATATTAAAGTCTTAGTATTTTCTAAAGTAATATATGTAGTTGATACTAACCCTTTAAAGTCATTTAAATCATCCCTAGACTTCGTAGCTACACGAGATACATTATCTACTTTAGCATCTACTTCATTTTTATATTCATCAAATTTAGCTTTAGTAGCATAATCATTTAATGTGGTAGCCAATTCCGCCTTACTAGTCAATAGTCTTAATTTACTATCGATACCATCTTTATTATAATACGAGTCTAATCTTCCTTCTAATGTCGTAAGCGTTACGTAATTACTACTTATATTAGACATTATAGCGGCACCGTGTTCTGTTAATTTGGTTTGTAATTTAGACTCATTTAAATAATCGACTAAAGTAGTAGATAATAATGATTTAGTAACATAATTACTTTCTATAGTATTATTTACTTCTCTAATGACTGCCGGTTTAAATGAAGTGTCTATATCATTTTTAGTATAAGTATCGATCTTATATTGATTGAAATTGGTTTTAAGTTCGTTAAAGTCTTCTTGACTGGCTTTCTTTTTAAGTAACTCATTTAAGGACTCACTGTTTGTGAGACCATTTATTTGCTTAGTCAAATTAGTTACTTTAGCATCTATAATATTTTTATCATAATAAGATCCTAATCTAGTAGATAAAGTATACTCATTTACATAATCATTTAATTTAGTAGTAAGATTTTGTGTAGTCACATATCTAGAACTCAACGTACTTTCTAGGGTAGTTAAATCACTTTTTTTAGCTAGTTCTGTCCAGTCATCTAAGAATGTTCCTTCTTTAATCGTTCTGGTAGATATAGACCCGTCAATATTAAATTTAATTAATTTATTTTCTAAGAAATTACCTGTTGGTAATCCTATATTAAGAACTACATCTCCTAAATTATCAATAGTGTAAGTATTGAAATTCTTACTCAATTCAGTATACTCTGTAGGATTTAGAGTCATAAACGATTTAGTGTCTGGAAATTTAACATTAGGTAAAGTTAATTTAGTTTCTACTACTAAATTCTTAGTATCTATTGTGCTGTCAGCTGTTAAATTCTTAGTAGTAATAGTCTCTGTATTATTTATATTATTAGATCTAACTAATTCGAATGTAGCAGACCTACCATTTATTATATCTCCACTACTTAAGTCGATAGATGCTGTTTTAAACGTATTACTTTCTAACCCATTACTAAATGTCGTAGAACCAGTTACTGTCCCACCTATATTTAATTTTAAATAATCATCTAATATATTAGAAAGATCCGTTTTCTTTTGATATAAAGTATTAGCTTCTAATTTAGAAAGAAAATCATTCGTATATTTAGTCTCTTTTTCTTCTAAAGCTTGATTTAAATCAGGGGTACTTACTTTAGCAGCTAATAATCCATTGATTTCATTTTTAGTATAATTCTTACCACCTTGAGATTGAACTAAACCTTCGATTTCTTCTCTAGTTAATATCCTAGAATTAATTTCAGTTAATTTAGTCCCAAGTTCTGTTGTTGTCGTATAGTTAGCAAATTTAGAATCTATATCATCAACATGCTGTTTTTCGTATACGCTTTCTTTAAAAGACTCAAATACATTTTTCTTTAAATAATCAGCTAATACAGTTTCTCCAACTAATGTTTGTTTTAACGTGTCATTGTTCGTTTTTAAATCTTCCTTAGACACGTAATCAGTCAATTTAGTAGTTACTATTTGATTGACATCTGTGTTGAGGTTATTTTTTAAGTAATAAGGATCTAGAACCGTTCCTAATTCTGTTTTAAGTACTACTTGATTCTTATTTACAGATAATATATCTTTACCTTCGATAGTAGATACTTTAGTTTGTAAATCATTTACTGCTGATGTATACTGTGTCTTTTTAACGTAATCTTCTAAAGTAGTATCTATATAAGATTTTCTATACACGTCATTAGATAATGTATTAAAAATATCTATGTCTACTTTCTTTAATAAAAATTTATCAATAGCTGGTTTATCGTAGAAATCTTGTGTGTTACCTTGGAAACCTAACCCTGCTAATTTAGCATTAAGATCAGCTATAGTAGGATAATCATTAAATTTATTATTTAACTTAAGTACTTCAGTATCGAAGCTTTGTTTTTTAACATCAGCGTCAACACGTGTTTCATATCCTCCTAATTTATTATCCATCACAGACTTAGTATAGAATAGATTATTACTACTAGCTATATTAGAAGAAACATTAGAAATCATTTCATCTGTTTTTTCTTTTGTATAATAGTTGGATAAAGTCGTAGCTGTTCTAGCATCTATTAATCCATATATATTATTCTGAGTAATAAATGTAGATTTCTCTCCGTCATAGGCTGTCTTGTCAACGTATAGAGACGGTAGCATATTCCATTTAGTAGTAAATTCACTTTTATTTAATTTTAAATCCAATAAAGAATTTATAGTAGCAGTAGGAGTATACTTAGTTAAAGATTGAGTAACGTATGATACTGTAGTAGCATTAACTTCGTTTTTAGAAGTGTTTACCAAATCTTCTACTTCATCTCTTGTTATTGAGTTTATCTCTCTGATTTTGTCAGTTAAGTAATTCTTAGTAACAAGATTAGGAAGCATTCCTTCGTAAGTACTTAGTGGAGTATAAAGAGCGAACTTCTTATCCATTTCTTTAGTGTTAGTATAATCTTCTTTTATATCATTTTCCACTATAGTTTTATGTCTGTCTAATATTGTCATCATTTCTGTTGTAGTAGAATAATTTCTATTATTAGTAGCTATAGCAGAAGATAATTCTAATTTACTAGCCTTACTATCAATAGCCGTATTTAATTTTACTAATTCTTTACCAAAAGTGTCATTTTCTACTTTATTATCTAAACGTCTAGAAAGTTGTGATACACCATTACTTAAATTCTGTCTAACAACATTCAGCATGTTATCAATCTGACCGTTACTGTATAGTGCATTTACTACGTTCTTAGTGTCTGCTATATTTTTATCGGATACAGTAATTTTACTCTTAAGAGCGTTTATTAAAGTATCTACTTCTGTCTTCTTATATGTTAACTCAGATGGAACTATTTTTTCATCTATTTGTTCTCTAGTATAGTAATTTCCTAAAGCGGTAGGAAGTTCTGTTTTATCTAACTTTCTATCCTCTAAACTTTTAATAGCAGTATCTGTCTTAGCTACATATGCTTCGAAAGTTGATTTATTAGTATCAACCGTTGTGGAAAGATGATCTAGTGCATTGGTTTTAACCCATTGGATTTTCTCACTATTATAAGTAGAAGATAATACATAATCGGCTAAAGAATTACTAAATCCAGTTATTGTACTATTAAGATTATTTATTTGGCTTTCCAAGCTAATCTTTATAGGTTTAATCGTATTATCGATGTCTGTTTGTTCGACTTTATCCCTTATAGAAGTTTCTATAGGAGTTATTCTATCGCTCAAAGTACTAATCTTTGTATTACTATCTCCCTTAAGAGAATCTATCTTACTATCTAACGCACTAGAAGCCGTCTGTATCTTTCTTTCTACCTCGGTAGTAGGAGAATAATCGTCAAATTTAGTTTCAAATCTGTTTATTTTAGATTGTCCATCGGCTACAGTTTCTTTAACTTCCTGTATCTCGGCTAGTAATTGTACTTTATTATTAGTAACAGTATTAGAAACCGTATCTATTTTAGTATTTAATTCATTCTTGAGAAGAGTATCTTTTTTTGTCATCTTTTCTTCTAAAGCAGTTTCTTTAGCCGCTATCTGGTCATTTGTTGTATAATTAGCTAATAACCCTTGGACTTCTTGTTTGGTATGAATATTTTCTAAAGCAGTGTCGAAAGTTTCTTTGTCTACTTTTTTATTTATAGCAACTGTACTATCAAGATCTTGTCTTAAAGTATTTTCTAAAGCCTTTAATTCTGTATTTCCGATTTTATCATTTAATAAATCATCAATACTACTTTTATTGTAGTAATCTTGTCTAGCACTTAATATTTCTTGGTCAACTTGATTTTTTAACTTATTTATTTCTTGTGTAGTATACCCTTTAGTAGAATAATCATCAAATAAAGCTTTAACTTCATCTAATTTAGTATTTAGTAATACTTCAGTAATAGCAGTAGAATTTAAGTTAGTAATTAATAGCTTTAACGTATCTATCTTTCCTTGGAATTCTAACTTGTCTGCTTTCTTAATTATTTCTGCTTCTAAATCATTTTTAATTTGATTTACGTTATCTTTAGTTTCTAATAAAGCTTTAGCCGAATCGAATTCACTTTTAGGAAGCATTAAATTTATACGAGCTATAAGATCATTTTTTAATCCCTCTAATAACTCATCACTTTTTAATGATGTATAGTAGTTTTTAAATAATTCCTTAACAGTAACTATTTTACCTTCTACTTCGTTTTTAGTAGCATAGGTTTCTAATTGTGTAGCGATGTACGACTTATCAGGTAAACTATCTAATCTCTGTGAGAGTCCATTTAACTTACCTTCTGATGTATCTGTTAGATTTCTTAGATCTTCTTTTGTAGCTCTAGTATTCACTAACGATTCTATTTGATTTAAAGGTACTATTCTGCTATTTAAATTATCTATAGCATTTTTAGTAGCTAACTTATCTAAAGATGCTAAGTATTCTGCTCTAGGAACATAATTATTTAAAGCACTGTCTAGCATACTAGAAGATAAGAATCCTTTTATAGACTCATTTAATTCTGTAGGAGTTATATACTTACCTACTGTAGCAGATTTAATTAATTCAGGAACAGTGACATCCGTTAATGTTCTTATAGCTTCTTCTTTAGCTTGTTGTAAATTACTTTTTATGTCTTCTATTTCTGCTTTTGTATAGAAATTAACAAGCTTTTCTTTAATAAAGTTAACGTCTGCTAAATCTTTTATTTTTTCTTTTATTTCGTTATTTCCATTAATAACTTGATTACGTAATTCTTCTACTTTATGATCAACTTCTACACGAGAGTATCTATCTATATTAGATATAATGACATTTACTTCGTGTTTAGTAAAGTGATTATCTGATATACCTTGGAATCTAGCGTTTAGTTCGTCTTTAATATCTTCTAATTCTCTTTTAGATAAATAATCACCAAATTTAGCATTATAAGAGTCTATAGTAACGAATTGATCTAAACGTTTTCTAAAATCATCTAATAGAACATACTTAGCTAGCTCACTCTTCATTACCCAATCATCGAAATGAGCTTCTTCTTTAGTAAGATATTTATTTAAATCGATATAACGGCCATCACCCATATCATAGATCTTGGATCCATCTCCACCAGCTGGAGTAATAACTTTACCACCATTTTTAACGTCGAATTGTCTTTTAGGATCGTTATCACTTTTCTCATCACCAACTTTTACGAGTTTACCAGGATTCTGAGAAAATACTTTAGGTACATAAGCTTTACCAGTAACTTCTACTATTTCACTACCGTCTTCTTGTATACCTAATTTAAGAACATCTCCTGCTGAAGCACTCGTCGTTTTAGGAGTTTGATCATTAAGTTTTACTTCTTCAGACATTTTATCTCCTTTCTTTTTATATTATGAATTTGACATAAAAAGTATCCCCTTACTTCCCCCTTAACGAAAAGAAAGAAGTAAAGGAATACGAATTTTTATAACAAAGGTATTAAGTTTTGTCTAGCCATTTGTTCTAGATAAATTATCTTTTTAACAATTCTATTTTCCCATCCTATATCAAATGCTCTTAATTTAGGATTAGCTCTCATTAAATCTTCATACTGATCTTCTTGGAAAAGTGTGTAAGCTGATAAGAATGTTAAGAAAGATATGCTATTGATCATTTCAGCTGTTTTAGGACCTAGTACACCATCTTCAGATAAAGGATCAGTACCTGCTAAACTTTTAGCGAATGCTGGAAGAATTCCTTTATTCTCATATAATCTATTAAAAGTCTTCTGAGCTATCTTTACACCTCTTATTCCACTATTAACTTGGAAATCAAATATAGTAACAGCAGTACCAAAGTTCTTTATTTGTTTTAGTCCTACTTTATCCCAGTATTTCTTCAAATAGATTTCTGTAGCTACTTCTTTAGGAAGGTTTTTCATAGCACCTTCATAACCAAAACTACGAGCTTCTGTTTTAATTATCCCATACATTGTTTCTCCACCTGGATCGTTAGGGTGGTTAAAATATCCACCTTCTACACAGAAAATAAATTCTAAAAGCCATCTTCTTTTTTCAGCTGTTAAACCGTAAGCGTCTACATCGTTTGATATAGTAAGCATAGAAGGCTCATTTATTTTTTCTATAGCCGTCACAGGATCTCCTGGTGTTCCGTTAGCTTCCATAAGAGAAGCCATAGTAGATCTTATTTCTTCTCTTTTAAGCCAAACGTCTTTATCAGGTTCAGCTAATATAGATGGTCTCATATTGTCGTATACGTATCTAGTATCAGCCTTAAGAACAGACTCAGCTGGCTTTTCATTTTCCTTAGCAGATTGAGTAGCTAAAGCGATGACATCTTGTTGTAATTTTGTCATCATATTTACGATTTGACTTATATCCATTTATAAGTACCTCCTTATTTATTTAATATAGATCGGGGTTTTAGTAGGAGTTTCCTTGACTAGAATAAGTAATTTATTTATAATTATATATTA